ATAGTTTAAATAACAATATAATTACTCTATGAACTCCAGAGAGCAAAGAGTTATAATGACAAGAGAGCTAAATGTTATCTCTCTCACTCGAAGACAACTTGCCGAACAAATGGTAAAAGATGTCCTCAATAATTTTACTAACTCTGAGATATGAATAATTGCTAACGCGATTAAAGATGGAAACGGTATAAGACTTTTAGAACTAATGAAAAGGTAATGAACAAAGAAAGATTTATAGAGCTATTAGTACAAAACCTCGACTGAACAGGGCAAAGTGAATGAGTATGGTTTATGGAGTCTAAAGAAGAAGAGAAAGAACTAGAAGACTTATTGATAGAGTACAGATGATTTGTTTTTCAGCCAAATCCTAATGATACAGAAGTAACTATTTAACTATGGTAAGAAAAAAGAAATGAGACACATTATCTATTAACTGAATAACTTTTGAGATGCAAGCAACTCCTGCTTATAATTTTATATCTCTCAACTCGAACCCTTGCGAGTGAGATACTATAAGAGTTAAGAATAAGACATACACTTTCACCTCTGAACCTACAAAAAAGAAGGAAATACAAATAGGATGGACACTACAATCAACTGGTGAGAACATGATAGATACAATCCCTAACTTGAAAGGAAGATACAAAGAAACAATAGTAATAACTAAGAGATGGTTCTGCAAAGATAAGGTAGAAGAGTTTAGAAACTATACTTTCACTATTGAAGATAATGTAACTTGAAACTTTACCGACGTTGATAACAAAACTTATTAATTATGGCTTACTCACAAGAGCAGATTGAAACTATATTTAACTCTATACTTTGAGAGATAGAGAAAGGAAGAGCAACAAGGGAAATACTCAAGGATAAATGAATGCCAGATGTTACTACTTTTTATAAATGGCTGAGAGATGATGAAGAGAAAACCAAACAGTACGCGCACGCGTGCGATATTAGAGCGGAAAACATATTCGATGAGATGCTTGATATTGCAGACGATAGTTCAAAGGACATAAAGATAGATAAAGACGGTAACCAAATAGTAAACCAAGATAACATACAAAGAGCTAGACTAAAGGTAGAGACTCGTAAATGGGTACTCGGTAAACTAAACCCAAAGAAATTTGGTGATAAACTTGATATGACTTCTGGCTGAGAGAAAGTAGCAACCTACATAATCACAACCAACCTCAATGACAAATGAAGTGAATCTTAATTTCTCTCCGTTTATTCGGGAGGCTTTTGCAGATACACATAAATACACAGTAATACCAGCTTGACGACAATCTGGGAAGACTTGGTGAGCTACACAATGGCTCTGTTTAATGATGATGTTACACCCTAATTCTCGGTGATTATGGTGCGATACTGTGCAAGGGAATATCGGGAAGTATATTGACCGTTACTTTAGGACTATTCTCGGTGATTTATGGAAGAGCGTAAAAGTAGACAACCAGAAGTACATAATCACGTTCGCTAATGGAAGCATGATAGACTTCGGTAGTGCTGAAAGACCTGAGAACCTAGAATGATTCTCTTATGACTACGTTGTACTGAACGAAGCTGGTATCATATTAAAGAAAGAATGACTCTGGGAGCGTACAATTCAGCCCATGTGTAAGAAAGCACAAGTGAAGATTATTTGAACGCCTAAAGGCAAGACAGACCAGAAATACTTTGAGCTTGCTAGAATGGAGAATATAGACCATGAATGGAAAACATTTAACTATTCTTGTTATGCTTCACCTTACTGGAAGGCAGAGGATTTAGACAAGATAAAAGAGCAAGTTCCTAGCTATATCTGGAAGCAAGAATATCTCGCTGAGTTTGTGGATGTCTATGAGAACTCTATGATAAGTTATGAAGACTTGAGGTTTTACGATGATGTAGATGTAACACAGTTTACGGAAGTGTTCTTACACGCTGATACAACTCATACAGGAAAAGAAACAAGTGATTATTCTGCTATTGGAGTGATAGGTGAATGAACTGACAAGAACTTCTATCTCTTGGACTTCATACTAGAAAAGCAAGATGTCGAAGCACAAGCACGAGCCTCTATTGTGATGTATCAAAAGTGGGAGTGAAAAGTGACAAAGTTTACCTATGATGAGAAAGCCAACCAATGATTTTGATTTTGGATAAAGAAGTTAGCAAAGGAAGAGTATTGAATCTCTCTCCCAATTCGTGAGTTAAAGTATCCTAGTGACAAAGTATCTCATTTTACTCCTCATGTTCCACACTTTAGAGCAAATAGAGTTTACTTACCAAAGAACCATAAGAGGATTAACACACTTGTAGACCAGATAATAGCATTCCCGACAAAGGAAGTAAACGATGATGCTGTGGATTTACTTTCAGGGCTTTTAGATAACTTCCATAAGAATAGATGACCTGTCTGAGAAGTCATACAATGAAACGATGAAGTCATAGAAAGTTTCGAGATAGACGATATGTGAATGCTACCAGAAGACATGGAAGAAGAGGAAGTACAAACACAAGATGTAGAAATGTCACCTTACTAGTATTTTTAAAACAAAGAAAGACAGAGACAAAGAACAAGTCTGAGCAGAAAAGATATAGAGAAGAAACAAAGAAAAAGCCCCCTGTTGAAAACTTACTTCTCGCAACTAACCGTAACTTCTTTCACAAGTCTAATCACAATGGATATAGCAAGAATTGGATGTGCTAGAGTTTATCTAGTTCAGTGCATTCACCACCTACGAAGATTAGTGAGCTTACTTCTGTTTGTTCACCTTGAATAGTACACTAATTCTGTACTGTCTTTAAAATTCCAACAATCTAGGAATAAAGCACTATCACCAATGACCTCAAGTATGTATTTTCTTCTACCATGTGGCTCTTCGTAATAGTCTCACTCCTTTGCTTCACTTGGAAGAGGATTTTTAACGGCTGGAGTAATTGAATCTCCACCCTCAAATATTATTTCTCACTTTATTTTAAAAGACAGCATAGATAAATTAAATAACAAAAACTCCTAGTACTAGTAGGAGTTTATCTGAATGCAGCTGGAGTCGATTGCTCTAGTACAGCAACACTCAGAATGTATAGCCATTATATACCCAAAATAAGAATTGCAAACTAATTGTACAAAAAAAATAAATTACTTTATACTATATGCAATTCGACAGCACTAAAAGACTTTCACTCATTCTATGAAATACGAAAACTCTGATTTACTCTCTCAAGTAAGAGATGAACACACAAGGTGACTCAATACAGTCATTGCAATACGAAACGATTTCATAGAGGAAGACCTAATCTTCTTCGACCAAAGGAAAGAAAAGGAAAGTATCGGAGATACAACTTTCTTCAACGTTGTATGGGCTTACATGGCTCGAACATATACCGAGAGACCTATTAGTACCTTTGAAGCTAAAGAGTTTAACCAGATGCAAAAGTATTTCGTTGAGAACCTCAACGCTGTTAAAGATACTGACCTAGAAAGTGAAGACTTCGAGAACATGCGCTTCCAAATGAAGTTCGATACTTATCGTTATGGTGCTGGTATCGCTGCTCTTACAGGCTGGGATTGAGTAGCTAAAAGACCTATCTTTGAAGTAGTTAAACCTCAGTGTGTTATTCCTGACCCTGACTGAGATTATCAAAGTAAGATATTCAACTTTATAGGCTTTGAAACTCAGAAGAGGAAAGACCAACTTCCTGACGATTACGACAAAGAGAGTCTACAATTCACAAAAAAGATTACTGCTAACGATGCAAGCCTCAAGAGTGCAAACAATGTCCTTGATATTTCTAACGATAGTAACAACCCTGTTTACGATGTTTACTACCATTTCACTACTTACGAATGAGAGAAGTATTTGGTAGTCACTGGAAACAACGATTCAGTTATCCTCTACATGGAGAAGCTCGAACCAGTTACTAAAGAAGAGAAGAAAGAAAACAATTTGATTCCTTTCCCTGTTCTTATTAACAACTGGAGACCTGACCGTTCTACTATATTTGGTCAAAGACTCGCAACAGTGTGCAAGAATATCCAAATGGCTATTGTTCTTATTCAAAACCTCAGATACAAGAAGGACAAAGCTGAATTGTACCCAATGTATCTCTATAATACTCGTCTCATTAAAAGACCTGCTGACCTTGATATGGGATTTAATAAGTTCATTCCTACGAATCCTGATGATGGTGAGAATATTAACAACGCTATTGCTCCTTTCCCTAAAGATGTACGAAGTGACAACAGTGAGAATATCCAAGACATGCTACAAACGAATCTCTCACGCTCTACAAGTGGAATCGGTGGAAACGTAGCAAATGGTACAACACCAGAAACTCGACAGACTCTTGGAGTACAAGAAATGGTGCAAAACAGCACAGATGTTTCTATCGCTCTTGATGACAAGATACAATCATGGTTCGACAGAGACTTCCTCCGTTTATGGCTTCGTTCTTACTTAGAGAACTTCAAGGCTGGAGACAAGAAGATAGCGAAGATTAAAACAGGTATGGGCTTTGTTAATCAGCAACTCACAAGAGAACAGTTCCTCGGTTATGTTGAGGTATCAATTAAAGTCATTTCTTCAAGTGAGAAGGAAAAAGGAATGCTCAAGGATAGAACAGCTCTCAATAATACTTTTGCTATCTTACAAGGTATTGAACGTCCTAAAATCGCACAGGATTTACACGCTAGAGAAGTTCTTGAATCAAATGGTATCGAATCTCAAAAGGCTAATATATTTGTCCCTCAGTCTCCTCAAGAAATAATCGCCTATCAAGAAAACATCTTACTGAATCAAGGTATAAGTTTACCTATCAACGAAACTGACGACCATTTAACACACTTGATTATCAATGATGGTGGACTAGATACAGTCGCTAAAGCTCTTCATATGCAAGCACACTTAGATGCTTACACTCGAATCCAAGCTACACAACCTCAAATAGATGAATGAATGGTACAAGCAGACCAATCAGCTAAAAACATACAAAGCTCAATGACAGGAGCTAATATGGCACAGCAAAACTCACAGTTACAAAACGCTTAATTCTTAACCCTATATTATGGCGGAAAACACTATTTCAGACGAACTCAAGGCTTATAAAGACCTGAGAAACTACGAACAGAGCGAAGAGTGGAAGAAGAACCTAGAACAGCTTGACCTTGCTATTAACACAGCAGAGCAAAAGATAATGGATAGCGAATGAGACATAAAGATTAACAAGTCTACTCATTGTGTTATGTGGGCTAGACAGAAACTCTACACTAAGTTCCTCGAAGAAATCAAAGACGAGAATGCTTCTTACCTCCGTGAACTTCTCATAAAAGAAATAGATGCTATTCTTTCTCAGATTCTCTATAAGGTTATGGATGAAATGGGCGTATCATTAGATTCTCCTGTGTTCAGCAAAACAGACTTGCTCAGATTCGATATAAAGAGCTTTTATTATCTCAAGAGTTTACTCCCAAATACCATCGCTACTCTCGACCCAAATAAAAAAGGTACAAAAGATTCTATGAATCCTTATAATGAGGATTACTCAAATGACCTCGTACAACCTCAGCCAGAAACAGAAGGAACACCAGCATAATAATTTGATAGTATCCCTGTTAATTCAGGGCTATCATTCAGGTTATTACCTGAGCTCGCAAGAGCAATACTTTTAACCATTTAATTATGGATAACGAAGAAGAGCTAGTAGACGTTAATGCTAACGTTGAAGACTCAGAAAACGTTGAGTCTGCTGACTCTGAGGAAACTCTAAACAGCGAAGGGGAAGACAACACCCCAGCTAAGAAAAATAAGTCGAACTGGAAGAAGATGAAGCAAGAGTTAAAACAGGCGAAAGCCGAACTCGCTCGCCTCAAATCTTCCTCAGATGACTCTGAGTCTGATGACGAAGATGACTCTGACGATGAGGATACAGATGAAGCTATTTCTTTTAAGTATGCTCCTATTGAGCTTGAGGTTAAATTTCTCAAGAATCCATTAGCGCAAGAATACGAAGCAGAAATCATGGCTAATCTGAAAAAATATCCTGATATGGATTTCGATGATGCTTTCAAACTAGCTAAAGCGGATAAACCTGTTAGTGAGACCAAGCGCAACCTTTCACTTAGAAGCACTTCTAAACCAAAGGATATATCAAGTCTCTCTCAAGAGGAAGCTCTCAAGTTACCAGAAAGCGAGTACCTTAAATGGGCTCGTGCTACTGGAAACGTGAAAGAATAATATCTGTATGTTGTAATTTTTATTTACAACTATATTTTATATGGCTAATAGCGTATCTGTCTTAAATCAACAGAAATACACCAAGACCGTTCAAGCACTCCTCCAAGAGTCGCTCATTGCAATGGACTTGGCAAACATGGAGCTTCGCGCTTCATTCGGCAACGGTACTACTATCAACTACCCACGCCCAGTTTACAACAATGTTTCTCAGTATACTAAATACACAGCTCAAACAGAGTCTGATGTAGAGTACACAAACGAAACAATGACAGTTGATAACATCCCACAAATCACATTCCAATATGACCCTGTGGATGAAATAGAAAACGGTTACGATGTTCTTGGCGACCAAGCTAAAAACAACGCATTCCGTATGCGTCAATATATCGAAGGTAAATTCTTCGAAGCTGCTGTCTCTTCTTACACAACTCCTGCTGCTGTTACAATCTCTACTGTTTCTACTGATGCTACATTCGTAGTTAAAGTATACGGTGATGCTGTTGCTAATCTCCAGAATGCTGGTGTGGATGAAAAAGAACTTTGTACTGTTATCGACCCTTTCACTTTCCAGAAGATTGGTCAAGGTTCACTCGGCAATACTTTTCAAGTAGCTGATGAATCATACAAACGTGGTTACATGGGTTCATTCTTGAACACAAAACTCTACGTTACTCCAAATCTTACTGGTACAGTAATATTTGATGTTGGTACTCTTGCAACTGCTAATGATACATTTACTATCGCTGGTGTTACTTGGACATTCAAGGCTACTCCTGCTGCTGCTGGAGAAATTGATGTTCCAGCTGATGCTGCTGCTACTCGTACTCTCATTGCTGCTGCAATCAACAACACAAATGGTTATGCTGCTGGTGCTGGTTCTGCTACTGCTTACTTTGAAGTAACAAAAGCAAATCGTGCTAAACTCGCTGGTATTTCTGCTGCTGTCGTAGGTTCTACAGTCGTTATTACTTCACTTCGAGGTTACCGACCTGTATCATCTGCAATGACTGCTGCTGCTGATGATTTCGGTGCATTCTCTGTCAAGACAATCGTCATGCAGAGAAAGTCTATCGACATGGTTCTTCAGAAGAACATTTCTCTCGCTATTCGTGAGGGAACTGGTCTTGCTATGAAATACACAACATGGGGCAAATTCGGTGTTAAAACCTTTACAGAAGGTGCTGACCGTCTTTACTTCGTTCCTGTTATTCTCCAAGCTGCTGAGGCATAAATCTAATGCTAGACCCCTTTTCGGAGGGGTTTATGGATTATCTTTAACCCCTTTTTATGTTTAAAATATTTAATCCTGAAACTAAGAAAGTAGAATCAGTTGAAAAAATAGACTATAAGAAACACTGGCATAATTCGGGTGTTCCTTTTGAACGCGAAGAACCAGAAACAGAAGTAATTGCAGAAACTGTTGAAAAAGTAGTAGAAAAAACTACAAAGAAAAAGAAAAAGTAATAATATAATTCTATGAGCTTTACACCATTATCAGTTATAACAGAAGCATTAGAAATGTCTCATACAACTCTCGACCAATTAGGTGGGAGTGATGCTATTGGACAAGAGAAATGCATTCGTTGGCTCAACAAAGTAAAAGACAAGTTCTGGTCTGGTATCGTAACCGCAGTTGGTGAAGACTTCCGTTGGCAACAATGGACTACTCCAAGTGTTGTAGGACAATCTGAATATCCTATGCTCGAAGTAGCAAGTGATAGAAATGGTATGAAGAAAATAGAAGCTGTTTATGTTGCTTATTCTAATACGCTCTACTCGAATACTGCTAAATTAGAATACACTAAATGCCAACTCGTTACTCGTACTTCACTTGAAAGAGAGTGGGAATGGTACGAAGCAAACCAACCAGCGAATAAACCTCTTTATATAATCGCTGATGCTTCTGTATTTATCGCACCTATCCCGACTGTTGCAATCTCTACTGGAATAAAAATAACAGGTATCAGAAAAATAGCTGACTACACAATCGCCACAACTGAGAGCGATATGGGCATCACCTCGGAATACTCATATATTCTCGTTCAGGGATTACTTCCTTACATCTACCGTTACCAAGCTAAGATTAACGAGTCTAACGCTGAAACTGCTGAATACGAACGTATAGAAACTAAAGCTCTCTACGATTTAGGTGACAGAACTACTTGACCGTTTTACTCGAAGTATCCTGATGAACAATATCGCTCTGTTTTTAGCCCTTACTGACAACCAGAATGACTAATATAAATTCTTTTAATGGTGGAATGTGAAACGATGAATACTTACTCCCAGAAGGACAATTTGTTTATTCTGAAAACCTAGATATTTATCGTGACCCACGTTGGGTGCAACTCGCAGTAAAGCCTACGAACTATAAGACAGGTCTTACAGATATGGTGTACCTTATAGGTACAAGTTATCTTGATGATATGTCTGACGACACTCGTGTCTTTTTCGCACTAGAAAACAAAGATATTATAGATGCTTCTTGAGTTGTAAGATATGATGGCTCTACTTTACGACCTCTATCGACTCACTCACACTGGAGAACATTTTTTACAATAGGAAACGGATTAACATTCTGGGACTTTATCAACTGAATATTTATCCCACTTGATATAACTTCTCCAGCTTCTGTACCAGATTGGAATAGGAATACAGGCGATACAGATTGGACAACTCGTGCGGTTTCTTTAGGAGGTAACGGATATACTCGACCTACTTATACAATAGGAAATCAAGTATTCTTCGGGCAATCTGATGACCATTATAACATAGCCATCACCTCTTTGACTTGAGGTATGCCATGAAGCCCTCCTGCTCAGTTCTGACCATGATACCCTACAGTCACACAATATGCACAATGAATAGACCAACCATGAGACGTTGTTTTTGCTTCTGTTCACTCTGATTCTGTTTGGTCTGGTGGTTCTTCGTTCTTTAGAACATCAACTGAGTTGTCTGGTCTTTCTGTTGTAGCTGGTGTTGCTGACCAGTGAACTAAACAAGTACAGATAGACAAGTATTCTAAGATTTTACATGGAGTGAATAAGAATAATTTAGATATTATTATCGCTGGTGATGTAAAAGAATATTTCTACGCTAACGACCCAGGTAGTCCAAGTTCTGCTGATTATTCATCTGTATATATCTACAAACATTACGGTTTTGGTGCAGATGCTCAACAACTCCAAGCTCGCTCTCGTTACTTTAATAACATCGAAACAGCTTTCGATAATCACGGTGTCACTTATTACCTAGCTGGAATCTACGGAATAACAGACTATAACTGGGCTAAAATCAACGATACAGTCTATTGTATCTCAAATAAAGACGATGTAGGCTTAATTTATGCGTATGGTAAGTCTATTTGATGAATAAATGATGGTTGGAGCGTTTTAATCTCTCGCAACTCATCAGGAAAAGCAATGAAGCGTATAGGATGCTTATATCGCAATTATTCTAAGAATGGTTTTTATTACTCTTACGAAGATGAAGACGGAGTATTCGGAGTAGATTACTACGATGATATTTCTATCGACACTCCTACAAGTTTCCAACCTAGTGGAAAGATATTTATTCGTACTGATGACGGAGGAGATATGAGTATGGAAAAAGAAGTGAAAGAAATTAGAGCTGGAATTTATGTACCTGAAAATACAACTATTAAAATTTCATATATACTAGATAATAATTGAGTAGAAAAAGATTATGCAACCATAACTCACACCACTCAAGGAAGCAATGATTACAAGAAATATCGAGGCAATGAACCTGTAAAATGATTTAAGTGTATTTCTTGGTTCGCTGAACTCACTACAACAGGCACTAAATCACCTAATATAGCTAACTTTAATTATGACCTCGCTATCGTCCAAGCCTAAACTAGAACCTATTAAATTTGATGCTATCAAACAGCCTAGCTCTATTGATAACCTCAACCAACAGGAAGCCTACGATAAGTTTAGAAATTCAAGAATAGACGGACTCAAAATAGTATCAATAGAACCGACAACAGTAACACCAAATTGACACATAGTAGCTTTTTTTAAATGAATGAAACTCCTAATACCTATCGAAAAATAATATGGCTACACAGAAACAAATAAATTTGAAGGCATACAAGGAGTGAGTGAAGCCTGAGGATATAAGTAAAAGAATTTGAACAATAGCTCCATGAGCATTAGCTATGGATAAGAACGGTAGCTACGGAATAGATTTTAAGAAAGATTTATACGATTATTCTAAAGCTCCTGAAAGTACAGAATGAGGATTGGTCTTGGATGGTGCTGTTGTAAAAAGACCTACTACAAATAAACCTCTATCTGCTGAAGAACAACAGTTTAATATACTACCTGAAAGTGTCACTTGAGTTAAACCGTATATCTCTCCAACTCTACAAGCTAAAATAGATGCTAAAAATGCTCCTGTTGCCCAACCTGAAACACAATTAGCATGAACTACGCCTAATCCTGTTGTTCCTCCTGTGCAAGCTCCTGTAGCTCCTGTTCAAGAAACAGTAAATACAAATGATTTTTACGTAAAATGACCAGATGGGACAATGATATATAATCCTAATATGTCTGAGGAGACAAGACTTGGGAAAATATGGGATATTAATAGAAGTAGAGGAACTGGTGACGAAAGAGGCAAAAAAGTTATGGAGTCATTTTGAGATAAGTGGGAATGAATGTCAGAAGAACAAAAACGACAAGCATATATTAATTATAAACCAAATTCTGGTAATAATTTTGAAGCACTGAAACAAGATTTTATTAATCGCTCAGAATGAAAAAGTGCATTAGAAACACCATTATCAGATATTGAAAAACAAGCACAAGCAACAGGCGTAGAATACACGATGCAAAACTGACAAGCTACCTACAATCCTAAAACAACAGAAGAAGCTACCAAGATACTCGCAATGGGTGGTAAATTTAGTGCAGAAAACGGTATGACCGCAGTTGCTAAGGCTAACCTCGATAAATATCGAAAGTATGCACAGATGACCGACACTCAACTTGCTCAGAATATAGTAAACGGTAACGTCTCAAGTCGAGAACTCGAACAAATTACCTCTATCAACCCTGATTTAGTCGCTAAGGCTAAAGATATGGCTCGTAAGAGTACAATTACTGATACAGCTAATACTATTCAAGTAGCTAATGATTCTATCGTCAAAGGCGAAGACACTCAAGTACAGAATAAAGCTCTGACTAATCTTTTGACTAAACTTGCTGACCTAGATGCTAACGCTGAAAGTTACGGTGATATAAAAGCTCGTGTCTATGCTAATTATCCAGACATGGAAGTAGCTAGAGGTGAAATAGTAAACGCTCAGACTCAACTCCGACAACTCCAAAGAGCTAAACGAGATATATTTGATGACTACAAAAAGAAAAATAGCTCCCTTCCAATTTCTATGATAATGGCAGGTTATTCTGCTCTATCCAAAGGAATAGACGACCAGATTTATGCAGTTAATGACACTCTTTCTCAAAATGTAGCTCTCTATAATTCATACCTCGATGAAGCTAAATCCGAGATAGACTGGGAAGTTGGTAATCAAGCGAAACAAGAACAGCGATTATTTGATATGTACGGAGTTACTAGCAAGGAAGAAATCCGACAAGAAGACTTCGCAAGAGCTGATAAACTTCTCGCTGACGAGCTTGCTAGGGCAGATAAAGCTGATGTAGCAAAAATAAAACAACTCGAACAAGAAAGACTCGATAATGTAAAAGAGGCTATCGCTAAACTCGGTGTTGAACCAGTCGGTGAGACTTACGATGAACTCCTCGGTGAATATGCTACTGCTGTGAAGAACCAACCAAAAGAAGATAAAATTGTCACAGGTCTAAAATCTGGTGATTACTATATTGAAAATGGGCTTGTTAAACAAATTCCACCACAAAGTGCTGGATGAGTACAGCCTAGTGGCTCTCTTGCTACTGTTAATGCTAATGGTAAAAATGTGCAAGTAGACTCTATAGCTGCATCGTGATTGCAAAATGCTTTTGATGCAATGAAATCAGCATGAATCAATTTTGTATCTGGCGCATGAGCAAGAGACCAAGCAGCTACTATAAAAGCTATGGGTGATAGAGTTGGTATGCCATGAGCTACCGCAGCACAGCTTAGAGCAGCATGACACCAAATAGCAGATGTGGGAAGTTCAAAACACGAACCATGACTTGCAATAGATATTTATTCTGACAATAAATTTTCCGCTCCTACACAAAAACAAATTGATTTAATGGCTGCCAATTGATGGTATCACCCTAATATTCCATGAGATGCTGGACATTTTGAATATAGATGAATTCAAGAAGAACCTTTATCTGATAAGCAATATACCCAATACAATCAGGCTTTTTCTAAATTTACTCAGGAACCAGTAGTAAAAGCTTTCGAATGAGCTGTAACAAGTGGATGAGATTTGATTGCTTCTCTTAATTCAAAGAACTGACCTTGAGACGTAGGAGCTGTATTCCAATTTATGAAGACACTTGACCCAGCATCGACAGTAAGAGAGGGTGAATTTGCCCTTGCTGCTAAATCTGCTGGTGTGTGGGAACAATTTAAAAACATACCAGCTAATAAATTAGAGGGTACTATTTTAACGGATGCTCAGAGAAAAGCATTTGGGAAACTTGCATTAGAATATATAAAAAATAAATCTAAAGCATATGATATTAAATATAATGATTTGACTAAAATTTTAAATAATCAGAAAATACCATCTAGTTTTTACCCAACTCGAATGTCTGATTTTGTTACTGAGTATGCAAATCAAGAAACACCTACATGAAAGGAAAACATATTTAAACAAAGCGTTGGCTGACAAACATCTATTAACCCTGAATCTATATGGCAATAACCTCTTACTCTCAAGAAGAAGCTCAACTAGCACAAACAGCAAAATCTAATTGATATGATAGGGCTAGATTTGAAGCTGAAATACTCCCTAAGTTCAGAGCATGAGAAATTGACGTAGAAGGTAATATCCAAGAAGCACCAGCAAAACCTAAAAGTATGGCTGATGTATTTAACTCTGTTTGAGCACAAATAGCTGGTTTTTGACAGTGAAGGGTTTTAGCAACTGCTAGATTGCCTTGAAATGTAGCATGAGCTTTATGAAAATGACTTTGAGCAATAGCAGAAAAAGTATGAGGTGGAAAAAATGTAGTATCTCAGTCTCTTAGACAGACGTGACAAGAAATGCAATCAAGACTAAACGCACCTGCTGACTACATAGCAGGAATAAACAAGGATTTAACAGGTACTGGGTGAGAAATGCTTGGGGAATTTGCTGCTAATATGTCTAATGCAAGTGCTATATCTAGTAAACTAACACCTTGATTATCAAGGCTACCATGAATAGCAAGAGTACCATTAACAGGTGCTACCGAATCATGAACATTCGCAGCAACAGCAAAATGAGAAGTAAAACCATCTGATTTGTTAATATGAGCTGCAATATCAAGCGCTACACCTTTATTATCAGCATGAGCGAAATATACTGGAATATGAACAAAGAAATCAGGAGAAGCATTGTATAAGACAGCTATACGAGAAAATACTGATGAAGCAGCTCAAACTATAAAGGCAAAAGCAAGAGGAACTACTCTCCCTGTTACTAGAGCTGACACTGCACTTAAATACGGAGTACAATGAACTGAGAAATCTATATGAGTACAAGGGGTTAGAAAATCTGACAAAATATTTAAAGAAACAATAGCGCCAGCATTAAAAAAATCTAAAGCAATTCACAAAATAGATGATATATTTTCTAATGTAGAAAAACAAATAGCATGAGAGAAATCTGCTATACGAAAGCAAGAACTTATTGATTGATTAAAAGCACTTAAAGAAGAATTTAAAACAACTGGCAAGAAAACATTTACAACTGCTGACTTGCAAGCTGAAAAATCAGTCCTTGATAAATTCACTCAAAGTAAGATATTCAAATGAAAAGAAGTTGCTGATGGGTACAATCAAGTAAAAAATACTCTTGCTAATGTTATGCGAGAGCAGGTAAGGGCAGACCTAGCAAAGACAGGAGTAAAAAATGCAAAAGAACTCTATCGAGACTATGCAAATCTTGCAGAACTTGAGAAGATAGGTATTAAATGAATAACGGAAGGTGGTAAACGATGAGGTAGTGGAACAGCTATAATGACCATTCTTGATAAATATCTCACTCCTGTAAAAACTATTTGATGAAATCAGTTGTATAGGGCGTGAAAATGAATAGAATTTGTATGACCAAAAGGAATAAAAACTCTTGGTTCATTCCTGCAAAAATGAGGGTACAAACTTATAGGTGATGTTTTAACTAAAATATAATATGATTATACAAATACTATCATTTTTAATATCTGTCTTTGTTGTGGTGTTATTATTAGAATGGATATTTGAATTAATTGATAACTAAAATACTATGCCACTCTGAAAAGATATAGGTAAAAACATTCGAGAACTTAAAAAAGACAACCTTAAAAAAGGTAAAGCTCGTGGTGCTAACTGAAAGGTAAGACCAATGAAGCAAATCTCGGCAATCGCTCTATCAAAAGCTGGTAAGAAACTCAAAACAAATAAACAGGTAATGAAAAAGTACAAATAATTTAATTAAGTTTATAATAAAGTTATGCCCTCTATTCCTACTTGGACTCCACGAGAAAATCCCGTTAATGATGGCTTGTATTCTACACAGATACAACCACCTGATAAAAGATACTATCCCTATTCATCTGACATTCTACCAGGAGACAAATGATATCATATATATCAGGAAAATTGGGACACAGCCGAATGGTCTCCACGCCCTTAATTAAAAACCTATGACAAAAGCTACTATTATACCAATGACAGAGACCATCACAAACACTGATGCGATGGAAGCAACTAATGATAACTTTGACTGAATAAATGCACTATTACCAGCAAATGCTGACGGAGCTATAGTAAGTGTTGCTGGTACTCAAACACTCACAAATAAGACTCTTACAAGTCCAACTATAAATACTCCTACTGTTAATACTCCAACAGTATCGGGTGGTACTTTCACAAGTCCAGCACTTGTTACCCCAGCTCTATGAACTCCTGACAGTGGAAACTTAGTAAACTGTACTTTCCCTACTCTCAATCAAAACACAACAGGATACGCTTCTGCTCTTAAATCTGCAACAACTACGGTAGATGTGAGTGCTGCAACAGCACCAGTAGTTGGACAAGCTCTCGTAGCAACAAGTGACACAACAGCTACATGGCAAACTGTTTCAGCAGCTCCGAAGATGAAAATATCTACTACATTTGAATACAAGGATAACAGATTTACACTAATATCTACAGGTTTTGGTGCTACTTCTCTGACAACAGAAGGTATGATACTTGGTTCTGGTAATCCAGCTGGTTCTATGACAGCAATTTGGTGAATGAGAAACAAGACATGGGCTTCTACTCCTGCGTGCCAATTATCTCTTAGATGTATCGCATCAGATACTAGTAATGCAGAAGGTAGTTGAGATTTTTTCTTCGGTCTGGCTTATTCAATGGCTGTTGCTAATTCTGGTATTACATTTACTGATAAACACATAGGTATAAAAGTAGTTAAAAGACTTTCTAATACATACGACATAGTAGGTACACAGGCAGACGGTACAACAGAAGCAGTGACTTCGACTATTACTACAATGGATACTGGTGATACAGTAGACCTCATCGTAGATATAAAAGCTTCATCTGTTGACCTCTATGTATCAGTAAATAATGGAGCGTATGCTACAGCAACTCTTTCAAGTACAAATAGACCATCTGGCTCTGGAAGTTCAGAACCATTTTTCGCTACCTCTAATAGAGGTGTAGGTTCAAAAAACTTCAACTGGACTCTCTGCGGTGCTAATTTTGAACATTAATTATGAAAACTCTTAAAAACATTATTATACCTCCTGGCGATGGTCTAGAAAAAGAATACGAAATAAAAGGCGATGATTGAAAAAATATAGTCTTTTGTATTCGAGATGCTGACGAAGAACTCTTCTACGCTCCTATGACAAAAGAAGATGGCAAATACTGTATTGAAATAGAAGAAGAAATGATACAGGCTATTTGAAAATGAGAATATACATTTTCAGTGAGAATACAGGACTCACCTAAAAAAACAGTATGACAATGAAAACTAACCATAGAATAAATGGAGAAAATCAATATCAATGAAGAACCTGAAATAATCGAAGCAGAAGTCGAGGTTATTGATATTAACGAAGTCGAAGAAATAGAACTCGAAGAGGAAGAGGAAAAACCAGAACTAATAGAAATAGAAGAGCCAGAACCCAAAGTAATTGTCGAAAAAGAGACAATTATAAAAGAAAAAGCTATCCCCTGAAAGCCTGGTAAAAATGGTAAAACTCCTACAAAAACAGAACTAAAAAAACTTATAAAAGAAGTTTTCCCAGAAGATAAACTCTTACAAAAGTTAATTGATAAACTCCCAACTCAAGAAGTAGAAAGTATCGAAATAGGGGAAGATAGAAATTGACAATGGATTTCCAAGAACGGGAAAAAAATGTACATAAAGAGTGTCTCAAATATTGGTGCTTGAATGTCCACATGAGTTTATGACTTTATTGCCCTTAGAGACACTCCAAACTCTTATGCAGGTCAAGCATGAAAATCAGTTAAAGTAAAATCTGATGAAACAGGTTTAGAATTTGGCGATGCTGGTGGCTATCAAAACCTACAAGAAGTAACTGACGAATGAGCTTCCACCACAAGGCAATCTACATTTTCAGGTGGTATTATAACAACCGAAGTAAAAGCATCTTCATCAGCATGACTAGATTTTAAATCAAATAGTTGAACAGATATAGGTAGACTAGGTGCTGGTGGTGGTGCTGGTGTTACATGGTACGGAAACCATATTTACTCACAAATGACGCAGGGGTCTGTGTCTTTCTTTGGTTCTAACTGACTCCTTTCGCAAGACAACACAGGATTTTATTACAATGATACACTAAACCGTCTTTCTCTCTTCTCTACTGTTGGGAGTGAAGTGATAACAAATGGTAATTTTACAGGCTCAGCTAGTGGATGGACTCTAGGAAGTGGTTGGGCTTATTCTTCAAACGCTGTTAATAAAAGCTCAAACGGAACAGCAGCACTCAGTCAGTCTATTACTCTGTATTTACAGAGAGAATATGTCCTAACCTATACAATATCAAACTGGACTGCTGGTACTGTTACTCCAGCATTGTGAGGTTTCACTGGTACGATTGTATCTGCTAATGGAACATATACAGAAAGATTCGTAGCTCAGTCTTCTTCTACAATTACTTTTACTCCTTCAAATACTGCCCGATTTACTATCGACTCAGTAAGTGTAAAACCGATGATAGGAAATAGTACAAGGTCTAATCTCAATACTTGATGATTGAGTGTAGAAGGAAACTGGTCAAACAGTACACCATGAACAACTCGTGCGCAGACTTTCAATAACGATGGCTCTTGAACTTGGGTAGATTATCGTTTTTCTGGTACGCTAAGGGCTTCTGAATGATTTAATTCTAGTGGTGGTAAGGATACTTACTTATCAGGTGGAAATGGGCAGGCTTGGTATTGGGGGAATTCTGGTCTTACATCTAATTCCATGATTGCTTATCTCTACTCAGCGGGATTCGTTCACTATGGATTCTGATACTTCGGATGAAAAGTAAATGCTGGTTCTTCTAGTACACCTGCTACTACCCTAAACTCTGCTGGTAGTTTCTCTACTTATGCACGTAAGGTAACAGCTAATTACACAGTAACAACAGCAGACTCAGTTATTTACGCAGATGCTTCTTCCGCAGCGTGTTCTGGTACTCCTACTTATGCTTGTTCTCACTGGACTAATCAAACAGATTGTGAAAAGTGGGATGCTCATGGCGGGTGTTCTTGGTATGCTGGTGATTCGTGTTCTGTGTACAATGGCGACCAGTGAGGTTGTCAGGGGCAAAGTGGTTGTACTTACGACACCGCTTCTTGTTCTTCATTCGGAGATGAATCAAGCTGTAATGGAACTTCTGGTTGTTCTTGGACAAATAATCCCTTAAGTTGTTCAGGATTTGATGAGTATACTTGTTCTATGACTTCTGGTTGTACAGTAGATACTGGATATTGTAGCTGGGATGGTATGACTTGTTCTGGCGGTGGTGATTGTAGTGCACAAATGGACGAATCATCTTGTCTCTCTTACTCATACTACAATGGCTGTTCTGGTTCTTACGACAACTATTCTTGTTCTGGGGATTACTACACAGGTAACTGTTCAGGTATGTATGGCGCAGTATGTCAGGGTTCTCCTTCTTGTGCTGGTATAGACGACTCTACAAACTGTGGTTTTGAAACAGGTTGTACTTGGTCTACTTCCATCACCGTAAATCTTCCTAGTGTTGTTACAGTTCCAAATATGCACCTCTGGGTCTACAACGACTCTTCAACAAGTGCTGACGTAGTTATCCAACCATATTCAGGTGATACTATCGATAAGACTACTTCGTATACACTGGGTACGTATAAAGACGCTATTCATGCACAGGCATTCTCTGAGTATACAACATGTTCAGTATTCAACGAATGAGCATGTACTCCTTCTGGCTGTTCTCCAACATATTCAAATTGTTCTTGGGACTCTATGAGTAGTATATGTTCAGGCAATGCTGTATGTGATGGAATAGGTGACCAGTATTCTTGTGAATCGACTACTTATTACTCAGGTTGTTCAGGGATTTACTATACTGTTAAAAATTGGTATTTACTTTCTCGCTCTTAAGCTTATACTTTTTCTATGATTCCTACTACAACAATGTCATCCGTAAGAAACGCAGATAAAGCTCTCTTTTTTATGACCAAGAAAGGCTGTTCTAATTGCGAAAAGGTAAAACCTATGGTTGAGAAGTTTGAAGCAGAGAATCCTGATGTTCTTGTATTTACTCACGAGGCAGAGTCTCCTAACGATGAAATGCTCAAAGAGTTTCCTCCTATCAAAATGTTCCCTGGAGTATTTTGTCTCAAGGCTGGCAAGCTCGTCTCTCTGACAAACGCTATCCCACCATACGAGTCTTTCGCAGTAGGTCTTATGCCTATCGGTGACAAGTATGCTCATTTTGGGAAGATTACACGAACACTCGCACAACTTGAAACCGAGTTAAAGAATGCCAAAGAATTTCACCAATTCCTCGACCAAAGTATAACAATGGAAGAGGCACAAGTAGAACCTGAATTTTTACCTCCTGTACAACCAGCTCCTCCAGAAGAAGAGTGCACCTCTTGCCAGTAATATGATTACTCTACAAAAAAACATAACAGAAGAACACGAACTCGGTATACCTTGCTGTACTATCGAAGGAGTAGAAGGTAACAGATATGCAATCATAACAATCCCAGTAAAGAGAAAATCTGACTGAGTACAACTCGAATCACTCACAAGAACATATAGTGGAGCTGATTTTGCTGATTTCTACGCTAACTGGAATAACGATAAATACCTCGTTGATTGTGTATTTGAACAATATAATATCGAAGAAGACACCTCTTTTATTTCTGACTTTTCATAATATGAACGATAAATTCGCTTTCCTTACCTCGACACGTTTTATAGCTCTTGTTTTATGAGCTGTGTCTGTTTATCTTGAGTCAAAAGGATACATTGGAGAACCTGAAAGAAACCTCATCGCTACAATCGTAGCTGGGTTTACTGCAATCAGAACTATTGACCGTAACATGGGCGATAAATAATATGAACCACAACGAAGGCACTTCCTGAATAATGGAATGGGTAAAAACTCTTGGCTACTTCGTTTCTGTATTTACTTTTGACTATTTAAATATCCCCCAAGAACAACTTTCCATACTCTGAGGTCTCATGGTTCTTGACACAATAACAGGAATAGCGAAAGCATATAAAACAAACCCTAAAACTATAACAAGTCACGCTCTTTGAGCTGGTGTACTTAAGAAGTTTGTAACTGTTCTGGTTGTATATATTTTGGCAATGATAGGAAAGGGCATAGGAATCCCACCTGAACACTTCGTAGAATGGGGACTTTCTATCCTTATCATGGCTGAATGATATAGCGCATTACAAAACATTTATGCTGTTCGTACAGGAGTAGTATTACCTGAATATGACGTTATCAGTATAATACTAAAGAAACTCGGTGAAACTATTAAAAACAAAATAGATAACCTACAACCTCGATGATAAAAAAACTCCTCATACTCCTCTCTGCAATAGTCGTTGCCTATATTGTTGTATATTTGTGAGTCAGAATGGCTGTACATGATGAATTTGTATACGTTTTCAATAATTATGAAATAACTAAGAAATAATGCCATATACACTCGTAAAAAAATGACAAGGTACACACAAAGTTACCAAAATAGATAAAAGTAAAATCAAAGGTAAGAAAACCAAATATATCGTAAAGAAATAATCATGGAAACATTCTTTTGATTTTCCGACCAAATAGAACCTACTCAAGATGTATGAGTAGACCCTCTCGCTTCAAATTACGAGGACATGGTAGTATGAATCCTCTCTGGTACTCAAGACCCTAGACTTTTACCTGATACTAATGACTAGTCTTTCCCATAATCAGTTCCTCGATAAATATCTCCGTACTTCTCCAGACTATGATGGAGTTATGGGGGTGCAATGCGTGGATAGCGTAAAATTATACGTCAAAGAAGTCTACTGAATATCTCTTGGTTCGTTCGGTGGTACTGCTCGGTCTGGCTGGTTAAACACTAAAAAGACTTTCGACCCTAAAAAGTGGGATAGAATAGAATATAAAGTTGGTATGATGCCAAAACGTGGTGACGTTATTTTTTACGATAAACCATGACTCACATGACATACCGCAATAGTTCACGAAGCTAACAAGATAGATATAATGGTTGTTGAACAAAACTGACAGACAGGCAACTGACTGGGTAAAGGTTACGATGCTATAAATTTTGAAACAAAACGAGACTACGATTCAATACTTTGATGGTATCGACTAAAATAATGAAACAACTAAATAACGACATATTTGCCCTTCTATCGTCTGATTCAAGACCTGTAAGGATAGTACACCACTACAATCAATGAGATAGTAGACTATGCATCTATTTCGCTCTAGGTGGTATGTTATCATACAACACTGGAGTTACACTAACAGACGAACAGATTATAAAACTAGGAGATACCCTAAAACCCTGAAAGCTCCATGCTCGAATGCCTCAGATTATCAAAATGTTCTCTTCTCAGTTTAATTGCTATACAATCCGTGATGACTGGTCTGAAATACTCAACAAAGGCTGGGGAATACAGGTTTATATACGCCCTACTCGTGAGTTCTGGATAGATGCACTCGATGGAGACATAGATAACTATCAACTCCCTTGAGACTGACTCGACCACTCAGTATGGATTCATAAAACTGACTGAAAGATACTTATGGAGAACTCTTGGGCTTCTATTCCTACTATTGATATAACAGGGAAGCTAGACCAACTCAGAAAAGAGAATGTAATCCCTTGAGCTGGCTATGTCTTTACAAATAAGTAATCCCAGTATAATCTCTCTACCGTAAAGAAGTCAAAAACAATCTCCAGCAATGGGGATTTTTTTGTGTCAATACTTGTAAATGTATTATTTAATTGACACAATTACTAGAAGCCCTATAATGCTCTTACTTTATTTTTAATTTTCTTTTTATGAACGAGTTGTTACAAGAGTTACTTTCTAAAATATCCGAATTGGATATTGATAACAAAGTGAGTTTCATTAATCAAGTTAAACTTTGATTGCATGATATATCACCTTTTAAAAATGAACCTGTTGATTGTGTCCTTTGGGTCAAAAATGATAAGGTACACGCAAACGATTACAACCCAAACAGTGTAGCACCTCCTGAAATGGAGCTTTTACGCATCTCTATTCAAGCAGATTGATATACACAGCCTATCGTATCATATAAAGACTCAGAAGATACATATGAAGTAGTCGATTGATTCCACCGAAACAGAGTAGGAAAAGAATGCGCAGACGTGCGAGAACGAATACACGGATATTTGCCAGTTGTTAGTATTCAGGAGGCACGAGAAAGCAAAGGGGATAGAATAGCCTCTACGATTCGTCACAACCGTGCAAGAGGTAAACATGCAGTCAATTCTATGTCTGATATTGTACTCGACCTTAAACGAAGAAACTGGAGCGATGAGAAAATAGGAAGAGAATTAGGAATGGATAAGGACGAGGTTTTACGCCTTACACAAATCACAGGACTTGCTGAAATGTTTGCAGACCATGAATTTAGCGAAGCTTGGCTTGCTGAGGAAATGGGAGAAAATACTAACGAAATTGAAAATGCGTAAATATCACCACTTCACAAAATGGGAAGAGTATCTTAATGGGATGTATGAAGATTCTGGTTCTAACTTTGAACTTGTACCTGATTGTATAGAAATTCTTGGAAACCCTGAAAAATGCAGAAATGCAATGCGTAGAGTTATAAACGAATGGAAATACACTTGCGAGGATAACCTAACAAATACAGGGTTGAATCGTAAGAGTTGGCTTGGACAATGTGCATGTAATATTGAGTGCAAAGCAACTGAGGATATAGTTCGCAAAAGTTGGTTTGAGCTTACAGAAGAACAGCAAAACGAAGCTAACAAAATTGCAGGAGAAATTATTTCGGAATGGGAATCTAACCAAATATAATATGCCTAAAATATGACTTTGAATGAACGTACTAGAGGCAACTCAAGAACGGATAGAGTGGACTTTCGATAATTTTGAGCGTGTCTACGTTTCTTTTTCAGCTGGTAAAGATAGCACTTTAATGCTCCATTTAGTGATGCAAGAAGCTATTAAAAGAAATAGAATAGTAGGATTGATGATTATCGACTTAGAGGGTCAATATGAGCTTACAATCGAACACATGTATAAGTGTATCGAGATGTATAATGATAATATCGAATTATTCTGGGTTTGTTTGCCTATTCATCTTAGAAACGCAGTAAGTACATACGAACCTTTCTGGGTTTGCTGGGATAAAAAAGAAAAAAAGAACTGGATTCGTGAAGTACCTAAATTCGGGATAACAGATGAATCATTTTTTCCTTTCTTTGAACAAGGCATGGAATTCGAGGAATTTGTACCTTTATTCGGTGAATGGTATTCTCAGGGCAAGAGTTGCGCTTGTTTGGTTGGTATTCGTGCTGATGAATCTCTAAACCGTTTCAGAACTATTGCAACCACTAACAAAGTACGCTTACAAGATAAACAATACACTACTAAAGTTACAGACCATTGTTTTAACGTATACCCTATTTACGACTGGAAAGCTCAGGACTTATGGCACTGGCACTATTTGAATCCTACATATCCAAGTAATGGGCTTTACGACATGATGTATAAAGCTGGTGTACCTATGGGTCATATGCGTATCTGCCAACCTTATGGGGACGACCAAAGACGTGGTCTATGGCTATTCCATCTCATAGAACCAAATACATGGACTAAAATAGTTAATCGTGTTTCGGGTGCTAATGGTGGTGCTTTATATATCAAAGATACAGGAAATATAAACGGATATAATAAAATTAGTCTACCAAAGAATCATACATGGGAGTCTTTTTCTAAAATGCTCCTTTCATCTATGCCTCCTAAAACAAAGATTCACTTTGAGAATAAAATCATGTTATTCGTGAAATGGTGGACAGAGCGAGGATACGAAGACTGAATACCAGATGAAGCACCAGACAAACTAGAAGCAAAAAAGAAAGTACCAAGTTGGAGACGAGTAACTAAATGTCTTCTTAGAAATGACTTTTGGTGCAAGTGAATGGGTTTTTCTCAACACAAAAGCGATGCTTATAAAAAGTATCTTGCACTTATGGAAAAGAGGAAACAAGATGAAAAATACGCAAAGTCTCTACTTTTAACTCAATAATATGAAATACACTTTAGAATATTTAAAACAGCAGAAAAAGAAGTACCAAGAATACCAAAATTGGTACTATCTAAATGTAACTAAACCTAAAAGGAACAAAAAAAGTATACAAGAAAAGAAGATACATAAGCCAAAAACAAAACAAATAGACAATAAATAAAAAATAGTTGTAATTCATAACAAACAGGTTTATAGTATGTGTGTACTTTGATAAACGACACAGACAACGCAAACATTATTACAATCTTGCACAGTCTCCGTTACCACAGTTCACCTTTATTTTTCACTACTTCTTTATGAAAATCGTTCCCCTTCTCCTCCTCACTCTTTTCTCTTCAAATCTCTTTGCAGATTATGGAGTATCTAAAACATGGCACTTTACTCAAGAAACCTCCGAGATTAAATGCGCAATTACCGTTGTTAAATTAACAAATGGTAAGTTCAAGACAGAGACTCTTTGTTTTTCTAAAATCTAATTATGACATTCTTCGCTCTCTTCGAAATCGCTACTATCATTATAGCTCTCCTCCTAACAATAGGAACTGTTCTCTTGATAACTATGCTCTGAATTTATTACTTTACTAAATAATTATGACTGTTCCTCCATTCAAACTTGAAAAAGTTACTCGTGTAGAAGTCATCGACCACGGAGAGAATTCAAAAACATTTGGAAGAGCCTATGTAAATATGGATTGCTCTACTGTAGAACTCTCTCTCCAAGATGATGGAAGAACTCTTAAAATATTCTTAAAATAATCTTATGTATGCCAAAACAAACACCTCCAATAGAGTTCTCAGTCTCGACTGAATTTCTCGGAAACCTAGTAGTCATCGTAGTATGACCTCCACAAACAGCATCTCAAAACGCCTATACGTTCCAACGCCATTCTGAGCGTGGATAAAACGTGTACTGTGACGTAGAACACTCGCAACTCTCGTAAAACTTGAGAAGAGTATAAAATCTTATTCTTAATCCTAATCATGGATAAACAACTTAAAAGTCTCATGCAATTTCTCTTTATTGCTCTTCCCCTCGTAATAATTCTTTTATTCGTAATGAAAGCACAAGGACTCGCCTGAGTATCAGTTGGAGACTACATGACTATCAAGATGCCAGCTATTGTAGCAAATCAAGAGATTATTTGGACAGAAAAGATGGAAGCAGAAAGAATAGCCCAAGAACGTGCTAAAGTAGTAAAGACTACCAAAGTGACACCAAAAGTAGAAAAGAAGCAGGAAAAGCCCAAAGAAGTCAAAATAGATATATCATTCGACCTTGATAAACTTGCAAAGGCTGTAGCGATGGCAGAAACAGGCAATTGTACAAAAGGTTATGGAAAAACATATTCGAATTGTTTTTGAATCAAGTCTGGTAAAACCGCACCATGCCCGAAGGTAGGCAAAAACAAAATGTGTATCTATGAGAAACCAGAAGACTCTTACGAGGCTTTTAAAGTAATATGGGCTAAGTGGTACAAATGACACCCGAATCTTGTTTCTGCTCAGAGATGGACTGGACATGATAACGCTGTACGTTGGCTATCACATGTGAATCACCACTATGAAAAGTTGTAAATCTATATAAACAAGTATAATACTCTCACGAAGGATTGCAATTTTTTCGTCCCCTAGAAATAGGGGATTTTTTAATATAATGTGAGCATGAAAAGAATATGTCTTGCAGAATGTATACATTACATAACTAAGATAATACCAATAGAGGAATTAGAAAAAATGTATGATACACCTAATTATTGATGGGTGCAGTATATTTTTGATATAACAGAGAAATATGGTTTCAAAATGAAAAGAATGAACAAGAGTGTATGACAATGTATAGCATGTACAAAGGAAGGAGATAAAAAGAATTGATGACATGCAGTAGTATGGAATAAAGGCTGAATAGAACTTAATCCTTACTGTGTAGATTTATCAAATCATACTATTGATTATTTTCTAAAAATAACAAAGCCTAAGAAATAGTTTTTATTTTCCCTAAACTTTCTCTTGCAATCCTGAAACTATTTGTTATACTGTCTCTGTGTTGACCTAAAGGAAATTGTTTTTGTATTTAGAGGTTTGGGTGCAGTAGGTGTCAACACAATTTCCGCCTATTGCACTTAACCCTCCAACCAAAAACATGGTATGAAGGAGACATTTTATTTCTCGCACGATTATCACGCTCGCACTGACGAGAAAATAATCGAGCTTTTGTTAGTGGAAAAATGGGAAGGTTATTGATTATTCTGGGCTATTGTAGAAAAGCTTTACGAGAACGAGTGATACATAGACCAAAACTACGAACGTATAGCATATGACTTACGAACGAATAACGAACGTATACAGAAAGTAGTAGAAAACTACTGACTGTTTATTTTCGACTGAAAAAGTATCACAAGTAAAAGTGTACTCGAAAGATTGCGTCAAAGAAAAGACAAAAGTAAGAAAGCTCAACTATCTGTGAAAGCTAGATGGGATAAGGAAAAGAAAGGTGATACGAACGTAATACGAGACGAATACGAACGTAATACTATAAAGGAAAGGAAAGGAAAGGAAAATAAAGTAAAAGAAATAGATACAACCGCTACCGACTTGTTATTGTTTTTCAATTCTACTACATGAGTGAATCTGAAACTTACAGACAAGAAAAAAGAACAACTAAAGAATAGACTAAAAACTTTCTCTATCGAAGAGATACAAACAGCAATTAAAAACAGAATGAGTAGTCATTGGCATGTAGAGAATTGATGGACACAAGACTGGGATAGTCTTTTCTGTAACGATGAGAAAATAGATAAGATGCTCAATGTAAAATGAGAACAACCGATTCAAAAAGTAAAAGTAACCACTATTTATGAATAATATCCAACAACAACAAAAATATGTAGCTCTTGCTTTTGTCTATTGAGACAATCGACAATTCATAGACCTACTTGATGGAAATATGTTTTGAGAATATGGGGCTGTAATCAATATCGTGAAACAGCATTCTAGCAAAGATGATATTTGGAAACATGGACTCGATGAGTGATGTATGGAAGAGATGATAGAATGTGACCTCGATGTTGCTATGCACTATCGAATCAACGCATGACGTGAACTTCTGAGGCTCTGGGAGATGTGGATAGACAATAAATTTAAAAACGGAAAGACAAAACTCGATAGACAGGCGGTAAAGAAAATAACCGAACTGTACGACAAGCTCCAAAAACGACTAGAGTGACAAGAAGAAAGTAATATTCTTGCTGAGTCACAACAGTACATAGAGATGGCACGAGAGAAAACAGGTGTAAAAACTGGTCTCACTTTTCTCGATAAACATATCGGATGGATGAGGTCAGGAACTATCACGAGAGTAAATGGCTATTCTAATGTGGGTAAATCACGTTTTATGTACCGAGTGATGGTAAACATACTCAAGCAGGGTAAATCGATTCACCTGATGTCATTAGAAGTCCCAAAATGAATGGTCTTGCTGAATCTCGTTGGTGCATATTACGGAATCAACACAAATAGTGTGGAATACGGAGACCACAACGACAAACTCCAAGATTTCTATGAGATGTTCAAAGATAAAAGCCTCATAGAAGATGATAAAATGTCTCTCGAACAAATAGAGGCGAGTGTAATCTATAATGACAAGGATGTTATTTTTATCGACTACGTTCAGAATATCCGAGCGACAGGAAAAGATGAATACGAACGAATGTCAAAGATAGCTCAAGAGTTACAGAAAATGGCAATCACTACGAAGAAACCTTTTTTTGACCTCTCTCAAGTTAGTAACGAATGAGCAAAGACATACAAGGTTTGAGACATGATACCGAGTAAATGAAGCGGTGCTTTTGTCCACGCTTGCGATATTGGTCTCGTACTCTCAAAAGGAGAAGAGCCGAAACGTCTTTACCTCACACTCGCTAAAAACAAGTTTGGCGAAAAGGATATTCAGTACACTATCGAAGCTGATATGTGAAAGTGTGAATTTAAATTTCTAGTTGATAACTCTTTCTAATATGGAAAATATAACGTTCAAAATGGCTAAAGATTTGTACGACCTCTGAGAAATGAAAGAGGAAACATATATTCAGTATCTAGCGGAAGAGATGGCACGGAATAGGACAAAACAATGAATAAATAGGCTCTAGCCCCCTCATAATAACATACAGAGGATTGTCTAGGGGATTAAACTTGATTCTGGTTTAATATTAGTATAATTAGGATATGAATGATATAGAAAACAAGATAAATGAGTGGTGTACAGTACACCATGTGAAGCTCACCAAGTTTCAAGTAAATGAATTATCTAACCTCATACAAGATATTAGGGAAGAATCATATACTCTATGATTTTGCGTTGCCTGATGAAAAGCATATAAATTAGAAGACTAATATGAAATACTTTTCCTGCTTCTCCTGAATAGGAGGTTTTGAACTTTGAATAACCCAAGCCTATGATAATCGACCCAACATACTGAACATGACTGAGGCTTTATGACAAGATATGTCCAACTCTCAGGAGTGAACGAACAGGGCTTCTTGTGTTGGTTTTTCCGAAATCGACAAATATGCCACTCAAATCTATCAATCCCATTTCCCAAATCATACCCCCTATGGAGACATTACAAAAATCGACACCGCAACTCTTCCCGACTTCGACTGTCTCGTTTGAGGATTCCCTTGCCAGGCTTTTTCAATCGCTTGAAAGCGGAGAGGCTTTGAGGATACCAGAGGAACGCTCTTCTTTGAACTTGCGCGAATACTGCGCGCAAAACAACCTCGATTATTCGTCTTTGAGAATGTTCGAGGACTTCTCAGCCACGACAACTGAAAGACTTTCTCAACCATCATCGCCACGATTGATGAGTTGGGGTATGATTGCCAATGGCAAGTGCTTAACAGCAAAAATCACTGAGTCCCTCAAAATAGGGAGAGAATCTTCATTGTCGGACATCTTAGAGGAACATGTAGACCAGAAGTATTTCCTCTCTGAGAAAGCATATATAACAGTAATGAGCCAACTCAAGAAAAGCCAAGCATTTCTCCGCCCATCACCACACAATGAGGAAAAAACTGTCGTTGAGTCTTCATTCAGTCAAACGAACAGAGTGCATGACACAAAGTGAATAAGCCCGACAATAGCAACATCATCGTGAGGGCGACATATTCCGATGATATGCGAATTAGAAGACTCACTCCCACCGAATGTGAACGCCTCCAATGATTCCCAGACTGATGGACTGAATGAGTGAGTGACACACAAAGATATAAATGCCTCTGAAACGCTGTGACAGTCAATGTAATTCGAGATATATTCATAAACCTAAAATAACTATGTCCCTCGACTCCCTCATCTCAGAAAAAAAAGAAGAAATAAAAAAGCTCCGTAGGGAAAAAAGAAAAAACTACGATAAATGGTACTACGAAAACAAGACTAAACCCAAGCGCCTCTCCCTCCGTAAGTAGCATTTAACTATAAATATGCTCGACTACCAAAAACTAATATCTGAACTTCCCGAAGAAAAAAAGATAGAACTCAGAAAGCACTATCACAAATATAGCACTCTCAGTGAAGCAAGTAGATACCGTGCCTTGTATTACTTATCATTAACTTTGTAACTATGGACTCAAGATACAAAATAATAAAGACTGAGCATTTCTCTTACACGCCGAAGATAACAGTAAAAGAAACTAGAATACCAAAGTGGTATTTAAAATTTCTTAGATGGGTTTTTGACGAGAATAAAGATATAGCAGAGCAAGAATATGAAGATGAGAAAAAATGGCGACTTGATATGGAAATAGAAAGACTCTTAGAACGACCAAAGTGATATTTGAATCATTCTTATGAATACTTTGTAAAAGAAGAGTTAGCAAAGCTATGATATGTAGTTGTAAGTACAATTAAGGTGCAAGAAGTAAAGGACTGAATAATTGACACTCAACCAGCTCCAAAATCTCTATGGAAGCTAGAAAAAATAAACAAATAATGGAATACATGCACCTCTCCTCCAATCAATTCATGTCCTACGAACCTAAATATAAACTCGGTGATACAATCCACAACTGAAACAAGCTAGGAACTATTATCAGGATAGAGAGGTATAGTGGTGGAGCTTTAATAACTTTAAATTTATGAAATTAGACGGACTAATAGAACTTGCACAATGACGTAAGATAACTCTTAGAAAATCGCCACGATATGAAATTACTCGGACAGTTTGGAATAAGTGATACACGGAGCAAAGAGAAATTAAATTTATGAAGTATTGGCATATAGCTTTTATAGAGGATAACTATGGGTATAGAATAAACAAGAAGGACTACGCTACACTATTGAAAATATTGGAAAGTGACAACAAAAAAGAGTAGAGTCAAGAGTGAATAATGTATAAAAAGTAGTCCAGCTATTGCAAAGATATAAAGATTTAGTATACTGTCTACGTAATCAGATGAGACATCGCATAACAGCTAAGGCGACCTTGCAGACTTCATTGATTATACGCTCTTGTACATTCTGTGTTGTTGTGATGAACTCACTATTGAAATATGCTAGGCGGAGTAGCTATCCGTTATTCTCATTTTCATAGACCATTATTGAAATACTACGAAAATTCCATCGCAAGTGACTATAATGTGGTAATTAACGTTCTGGGTCACAACAACATAGAGTGTATAAGACAGCTCGTCGATTCTGTTCTACTGTGTGGGAAACCATAACAACCATAGCACTTGGGACTGAGGGCGACAAATGCCCCGAAAGAATCATATCAGTTAGTGCCACAGTAGACCTGAGTCGATGTAGTATTATTTCTTTACTTCATTTTATGTACAAATATGCTGGACACTGTTTGAGAAAAGGCAATAGAGTAATAAAAGTTCTATTTCATATCGCTCCCAGTACAGACCAGAAGAAAAGCCCCTCAGGCGGTAGACACTGAAAATATGCTTGTGAGGTGAACTGAAAGACTCGGTTTATCCTAACTCATAATATCAGTCGATACGTTTGTAGATATGGTTACATAATAGAAGATGAAGAATGCTGGCTACATGCTCACCACGCACTAAAGAATCAGGAGAACGTGAAAGCAAAAGAGTTTGGACTCTGGAATAAATTTCTTAACCTTTTTCGATAATGAAAACAGCTACTCAAATACTAGAGCATTATCTTTATAAAAAATTTAAGTGTTATCCTAATGTTAATCAAATACAGGCTTGTATGGAAGCAATGAGACACTACGCACGAGTGAAGAGCGATAAAGCCTATGAACTCGGTTATCAGGAAGCACTTAAACAATTAAAATAACTATGAAACATACTTGAAAAATATGAGATGAAGTCGTAGTAGTTAATTCTATGAACTCGATACAATTTCGGTGAACTATTACAAAGCTATCTAAATGCTGAAACTTCTCGGAAGTAAGAGAAAGCAGATTTTTATGATATAAATATCATATAGTCGATAATGAATATATAATCTTATTTTAATATGAAACACTCCTGACAATGAAATCAAACTGTCTCTCCTATGGACAGAGCAACAAGAGACAAAGTTATCCGAAACTACCAACTCCCTCAAGAGATACAAGATTTCTGCGATAAAAACCATCCTCTTAAAAAAAGTAGATGCTACTATGGCTGGTACTCGGAAGGATGAATTTTAAAAATAAAATAATTATGAAAGACGAATACTCAATGAATCACTACACTCACGATGGCTCGTTTGTAGAATATAAACTAGAAGCCTGAATCAAGATGATATATCAAACCTTTCCTAATGGTAACAGACGAAAGGCACGATATGAAGATGGGAAGTGGGAATATACTTTTTAATTTGCTTTATTATAAATACTGTATATACTGTCTACACTTACTTCTTTACTTTAATTTATGTCAGAACAAGTATACGACATACCTCTCGATGATACAGGCTACTCAGAGCCTTTCACAGTAGAAGATTTTATACGAGAAGCCGAAGAGGTTGGGATAGGTCTATCAGGTGACAAGATAAGTATTCACTGGAATCTCCTCAAATATGAGAGCCAACCTAGAACTTATCGACCTAAAGACTCTTGGTCACTTGGTGTCTATCGTGGAGACTGAATCTACGAAAACAATTTTACTTCTAAAGAAATACACAGCTAATATGAACCTCAAACAATCAATTCTCAACTACGAGAAGAAAAAGAAACCAAGAGACTTGTATGGTGAAATATCACACTATAAAGCATTGTCTCATGCTCTTCTAGCATACTCTGTATTATCAAGTATTCTTCTTATTTCCTTTTTAATACTTAAATAATATGAAAAACCTCTACGAAAAACTTTACCAGATACAGCAACTTGCTCTCTCTGTTTCTAAAGACGGGACTAATCCTCACTTCAAGTCAGCATATCCTACTCTCGACAACACTATCAGTGTCATAATCCCAGAGATTAATAAAATATGACTCCTAGTGACTCATTTTGCAGAGGGTGATACATTTGTGACCAGAGTAGTCGATATTGAGTCCTGAGAGGCACTAGATAGCAAATACACACTTCTAGGCTCTACACCTCAACAGAGAGGAAGTGAGCAGACTTATTTCCGTAGGTACTCCATGATTGCTCTCTTCAATTTACCAAGTGAAGACGATGACGGTAATATCGCAAGTGCAAAACCACAAACAACACAAACAAAACCTAATAATTCTTATTGATTCTAATATGTACGAAAACTCTACAAAAATATTTATCGGCAGGTTTGCTAACAAAGTAAGTAAAGCATGAAACGAATACATGACTTTTTCTCTCAGTCCAGAAGACTTTGAAAAACTCGACAAAGCAAAAGGAAAAGATGGCTGGGCTAACCTCATGGTAGGCAAGTCTCAAAAGACATGACTACCGTATCTCTCGTACACGCCAAGAGAAGATTTACCACCTATGAATAAGTCTATCCACGATTCAGCACCTTTTTAGCCATGCAATTCCTCTATAAATGACCTGAAAGCCTCAAAACGATAGTAGACTACCTTGTATGACTGAAAACACCTCACAGTGTAAAAATCTATGTCCCTAAACGAAGTGATGCACAGTCTGACTATTGGTATTGATACGTAGACCTCATAAAAGACTATACAGGGTACACTAAGGAACAAACCAAGATGATACTGAAAAAGTGAGTGACTCAGATAGAATGGGTAAAGATGTACGAAACTATCGTGACTAAGAAAGGAATACAAATAGACGACTATCGTTCGAGTGCTGACCTCAATAAAGAAGAGTTCTCTCTCTTGATGAAATACACGATGGAAGTCTGCGACCAAATGGGAATACAATACAAATACGATGCGGTACAGTTTGCTAATGAAATTTTTAACTAATACAATATGAAAAGATATATACCAACACTTATGAACATATACCAGGATATGATTGCAATAAATGAGAGACAGAAAATAAAATATGAGAAAGCTAAAAAAGAATGGATGAAAAAACAAGTCCATTACGATGAAAAGGAAAGAATATATAGCCCAGCAATGATGCACAATTTGATAACTCTTATTTCTAAAATGGAAAATTCCCATGAAAACCACTAAAGAGAAAAGAGAACGTGAAAGGATGAAAAAATTGAAGCTCTCAATAAGAGTAATAGGTAAAACACCTGAGAAGAAAAAGAAAGGAGCAACAGGAGAATTTGAGTTGTTTAAGAAGATAGCACTAGAGAGAGCTATATGACAATTTGTAGTGGCTTTTCATATTTTCCCAGATGGAGAGTTTTGAACAAAGAATATTAGTCTGGATAATCTCACAGTCACAAATTTTTCTCACAATATAAGCAAGTGAAGAGATAAGACCAAGAGGCTAGACCCAGATAACATCACCGTAGTCTCTCGTGCTTATCACGAATGGCAACACTCTCTACAAATACCACAGACTAACTATATAAACTAATGCACATAATACTCAAAGGAAAACCTATAAGCACTCAACATGCCTACGCTCAGCACTGAAAAATACGATACATGAAAAAAGAAGCTAAGGCTATGAAAAATAGCTATATCCTACAAACTAGACTCCAGTACAAGTGAAAACCCCTACAAGACCCCTTAGAAATTGAAATAAAGCTATTCTTCTGAGACAAGCGTATAAGAGACTGGGATAACTGGCACAAAATTTCAATGGACTCTCTCACATGAATAATATTTGACGATGACTCCCAGATTAAAAAAGCCACAGTAGAAATAATGGAAACAGACAAACTAAACCCTCGTATAGAACTAATAATAAACGCACTATGAACAGACTACAAAGAATAAAAGCACATCTAAACAAAGGTAAAACAGTAAGAATATGGCTAGAATCTATAATGGGCAATAAAGACTTCCTCATAACTGGCTACACTAAAAAGAATTTTAGTGGATATGGTGAACATCCTCTAACTTGTCCGTATTATACAATACAAATTGCTAAAAAATATAAACTAAACTAATATGAAACAACTCAAAAAATTAAGAACATCTAAAAACCTATCACTTGCTCAGGCAGTAGTTTGATTTACTACAAAAAGACTTAAAAAAGTGAACTGAAAGTACGAACTCGTAGACTCTACTCTTTCTCCGTATCTCCTATTCCTGTACGAAAAAGGTAAGAGAAAAATGCCTGTATGATTTGAGGAAGCGTTTACTAAACATCTCACAGGAAAGGAAATATATACCCCTGATTCTATAATGGATAAATGGAAAAACTATAAAGGTGAGAAGTGCAAATATATCACAGTCTACAAGAGAATGAGAAAAGGTATGACATTTGAACAAGCTGTTAAACCTATAATTACCAATACACAACTTTGGAAACTCCATAAAGGGCGTAAATGTTCTCAAAGGGCGTTTATGTATAGAATAAAAAAGATGGATTTCAAGGAGGCAATAAAGCCTGTAGATAAAGGAAAATAGAGAATTATGATAAATATATTTGCATTTAAATATAAATAGCATATACTGTACTCACTTACTTCTTTACAATACTTTATATGACAGATATTACACTTATACTTTCACCACAAGACATACAGAGACTATTGAATTTATTTCATCGTGCAGGTCTTGTGAATGATGATGGAGTAGTTATTTCCGATGCACCAAGAATGGCTCTGATACATGATAAACTAAGTTGTTTAATCAAATAATATGCAAGAACTTATCTTCCCCCTCCTCTGAGCTATATTGCTTACAAAACCTTTAGAGTTTCTAATTTGTAAATTGACTTGATATGTACCATGCAACCAAAACACTTGAAAATAAAGCTAAAATTGATTTCATCTGGAACATGACAGACCCTAAGTTTGCCGGACTCTACACCGAGGCTATGTACTGAGTATCTATTAAAAAATAAACCTATGATAACTATTACTACACCAGGAAAGACATATAAATGGAAATGAGTACATTGTATGATGTATATTAGCGATGATTCTTTCACAGAATCTCACGGTAAAAACAAAGAAATACTTTGATATAAAACTCCTGATGAACTCGTAAAACTAGGCTATTTGGAAGAAGTAAAACCCCTCTCCCAAAAAAGAGCTGAGGCAATAGAAAGAGGGAAAGAACTTACGGACAAACATGATATACAAGCTAAAACACATCATGGTACCGACATTGATGTCGCTACCTCTATTCTCGAAAAGCTAAGGGAAGACCTAGTAAGAAGAAAAAGACTACTCACTGGGTCTATAAATGATACAGAAACAGACAGAGAGAAAAGATGTATTTCATATCCAGCAATACTACGAGAAATTGAATCAATAGAGCGTGTCCTCACTTCCCTAGAGACGAAAGAAGAGCCAAAAATATCATGTATACACCAAACATGACAAGGTTGAGCATGTACTATATGCCAACCACAATTCACACCATGACAGATGATAGAAGTGAGTAATGATGGGGAGAAGTGGAAAGTGAGAACATTTGACAAGATACTAGATAATTCACAGCATAACGTAGGAACAAAGGAGTGATATGCTTATTTGTTCGCACGACCTATTGAAGATAAGATAGAACAAGTGACAATACCAGAGTTCACAGCAGAAAAACATATATGTACATGGTGAACCAATAGCCCCGACTGATATACAAGTTTAGTTGAACATCTAGAGAAAATCACTCGTTTCCTCCACTCTCAATTTCCTAATAGCAAGCCTAAGTAATATGAAACCATCAACAAGAATATACGAAATAATTGATAGACTCAACGAACATGATAAAAGTGTTGGAGAGTCACATTGATTAGATAATGTACTTACATGAATTATACAATACCTCGATGAACAGCATACCTCTAGCCCCATTACCAAATAAGATATGAAACTCCTCTCACTACTTTTTCTCCTTTTCCTCACTTCTTGCCAGACGGGGACAGAACATACAATACCTAGTGAGAATTTACCAAGTGAATGAGTGGTACAAGATGTGTGTGATAGAGGAGGCAAGCGACAAGACTATTATTATGTCTGCCCTTACAATAACGTAAACTGTTGGTATATTTCCTGCTCCACATAACCCCTCTAATTTCTATACTACTATGACTAAAAAATCCGAATTACTCACCTGAGAAGAAAAATATTGTTGTTGTTGCGAGCATGAATTTGACCAAGAAAAGTCTATAAAAAATCAGACTGATTATATGAAAAAACTGTGATGTTATAAAGAATACAATCTTTATAAAAGAGTTTGCTGGGATTGCTTTCCTGATGTAATTCGATAAACCCCCTACCTATATGACTACACTCAAATTTCAACCAAATTTACTACATTCAATACGATGAACTAGATATTGTTATACAGTAACAAAAGAAGTAAAAAATATACCATGATTTGCACCTCAATATTATACTCTTGATGTGTGTGATATTGTGACTAAGTTTCTTGATTGAGAAGAACCGTATATTCAGTTTTCAAATAATCCTCCAAATGTCATTACCATCGAAGAATTGCAAGAAATTATTGATTGTGCAAAAGGATGATTTATAGAATCTGATTTTTCTAAACTCACCAAATAACCTTTTTACTATGACCAAAGAACTCCGAGAGAGATTGTATGAAAAATTTAAATCGTACTACGACAGATGAGCGTGATATGAAATTATTGAAATGGAAATGCTGGCATTGCTCGAACAAGAGATTCTAGAGGCTGAGAGACGAGGGAGGGAAGAAGTAATAAAAAAAGTAGCTATCGCATTAGCAGACTATGTTCTGAGAACTTGAAAGCCAATAGACAAGAAACTGTATGATGATTTTACCGCCATCTCCTCTCTTAAATAAATACTATGGAAAACACCGAATATAAACGCCTAGTAATGTGATTACTCTGTCTACCTGAGAATCGTAGGGAAGCAGAGGTATCGAAGCTCCTTGACCTCTTAAAACTTAAATAACTATGAAAGAAAATATCATCACTATCCTCATATTACTTTTCCTCCTGATTTTACTTATTGCATGACCCTATATCTGGTATCAGAACTACAAAGAATGTCGCTCTATGTGATTTAGCTTTATGTATTGTTCTACTCGTAAATAATCCTCCCCACCTATGAACAACACCCCCATCACCAATTATATAAAAGAGAGAATAGCAACTCTCAGAAAAGAACAAGAACAATTCTCAATGAATTGAGGCAATTATTGGCGAATAGATAGTATAATCTCCGAACTCCAAGCTGTCCTCTCTAAAATAGAAGAGACACAAGAACTATCAAAATATATACCAGAACTTAAAGACTGAAAACTAGACTACACTTGAATAGAAAATAACCTGAGAAATATTTTAGAGGAAAATGATATATGAGCTAAATAAATAATACTATGAAAAATAAAATAATATATCCGAGTAAAATAAGTGATGGTCTAAAAAAATACCATGAAATTGTTGCGGAAGAATTAGAGAAAGCATTAAACAGAAAATTTATACCTAGCAACAAACAACAAAAAGACCTAGAGACAATACTCCACTTCATACCTGAATCTATGAGGTGAATTAGAATCACGAATAAAGACATCGAGAAGTTCTTTGAATACTCTGACAAAGGGAAACATAAGCAAGAAGTAGAATCAATGCCTACACAGGGTTTATTCACTTGATTTTGAGCTTTGATACAGGGTAAGAGATGGCGAGGTATTCATATGGAGCAGTACGAACAAGGAATACTCGATGGAAGCGTACCGTACTTCATTCTTCTCTGAGGTCTCGCAAAGAAACGAAAGTGGTATCAATTCTGGAAAGACAAATGGATTAACGACCCAATACCTCGAAGTGTAGTAGACTTTATGAAGAAAGAAATGTTCAAATGACATGATGCAGAATTAATTGAAAAGGTTTATAAATCCCTATTGAAATAGTTTAAATAACAATATAATTACTCTATGAACTCCAGAGAGCAAAGAGTTATAATGACAAGAGAGCTAAATGTTATCTCTCTCACTCGAAGACAACTTGCCGAACAAATGGTAAAAGAT